TTACCTGCTGCATCTGCTGCTGGAACCCGTGTTCAAGGAACTATTGACCTTGGCGCATATGTCAACGTCCCAACAGGTCAAGCGATCGCAGTTGAATCCGTTGACTTTGTTTATCAAACCGGAGCCGATTTCGGCACCGATGTGCGTTCAATGGTTGCAGCCAATGCGGCAATATCGGTTCAACTCGTTGACTTGAACCCGGGAACACTTCTTGTTCGAGCAGACAATCAATCTCTAATCGCTTCAGGTTCACTCAACATTGACCAGACAAACAATATCGCTACTCATACCGCTGACATTTACCCTGACAACTTCGGACCTGCTTCGCTTAGTGAGTCATTCTTTGTTGTTAACGACAGCATGTACCTGGTAGCCGGAAATGATTTGGGTGCAATTTCAGGAAACGTACTTTCAGTCACCGCCAGAGTACGCTGCCGAGTAGTCAAACTATCCTCGAAAGACTGGATGTCAATCGCAATTCAGAGCACCGCTGAGGCTTGAGGTTTATGTCTGCGGACTGGGAACGTGGCTATGATGCTGGGTATCGGGCTGCTCTTTCAACTGCTCAAAGAGATATTGGCCGGGATATGGGCGAGACGAAGCCTGTCCGCAAGGTCGCAGTACCTAAGAGAAAAAGGGGACCGTCTGCGTATAACAAGGCTTACAGTCGAGCGTTCAAAAAAGTAGCACCCAAATTCAAAAAGAAGAATGGCGGATGGGTGAAAGACGGTTTCAAGCGAGCCGGAGCAGCAGCAAGGAAGGCGATTAAATGACAGACAGACCGTTCAACATAGTAGATTACATTCCAGAAGTAACCGTAGATTATTCGAACAACACTACTTGGGAGTTATCTAATCCATCCTCTTATACTTCGATTTCATTAACCGGTCCCGATGGTTTCGTGTTTCAATCACAGATTGACATAGCAGGATGGACAAAAGAAGGGTTAACTGCATTCTTCTCCAACCAGTACACTCAAAGAGATGGCCCATACACTCCATCCGGTCCCCTGATTCCAACTGACACTCTTCAGGCACGGGATTATGTTATCATCACTGATGTACCATTGCAATTATCTTCAACTATGATCCATGCGGGATTTCTCGATGACCATTCGGACTATATGACAATCAAATTGGGTCAAGCCGCCATCTATATTCAATCCACTACTACTCCAACCATGATGATCCAGGGAGACGCCTGGTCTTTCGGCAGTGGTCAACCTACTGCTTCTGGAACATTATATGTCACTAGAATCTGTATTCCTCAACAAGGCGCTCCCACTCCTGCAAGTGCGATATCATTTCCAGCCATTAGGTATGTCGCACAAGGTATCGCAACTGCTGAGCCGGAGTTTGTTTATCTCAATCGCTTGAGGCGCTCCTATGAATTACAACAACAGTCCTGAGAAGCAACTGCTTTTGATGCAACCTCAATTCCTTCAGGGAGTTGCCACATCGATTCAAGAATTACCAACGCATGAGTGGGGTATATTTGGAGAGTATGAATATCTCGGACTTGGTACGCCCTATGCTTTGAAGATGGAGGCTGGGACTAAGCCACGAAATCCTGTTGACAAGATCGCCATGTATCATGATGAACAATATCTAAACTCAAAGAGGAATAACCAGGCACGAGCGCTTTACGATTTAGGAGCAGGTTCCGCTATGATCAATACTCTTCATCCCCTGGGGCTTATCGCTGGAACTGGATTACTGATTCAAGGATTAACCAGGTTAACTCCATTGGGAGAAATCTTAGATTTAATCTTCTTCTGAAACCCAAAGAGGATTCCTAGTTAGGGAAAGATGGTATACCATCTTTACTGCTTCAAATATGGTATACCATATTTTACTCAAATAATTTTTCTAATTCTTCCTTTCGACCGGCAAAATAGACGTGGGCATTATCCACTAATGCTTTGATTTGATTTCTAGTGATCGTAAGTGTTACTTCCCCATTCCAATGAAGATGCCCAACAGGAATCCACTTTCGCTTTCCTTCAAACTTCTTTCTTACATAGATTAGTTGGGAGTATCGAGTCATGCTTTCACCTCCGCCCAGGCGTATAGGGTTTTTGTTTCAACACAACGCCAGGTTATTCGATATCCCCATTCCATCCATTCAATATTCCTTTTCATTTGTGCTTGTTCGCATTCATCACAAGGGCAATTTAGATCAGGAGGATTAGAATAGTTCATTCAAAGTCCCCCAACTTGCTTTGCGCCATCATCTCATTGAATCTATCAAAGACATCATCAGCGGAAAACCCTTCAGCATGTGGAAAACAAGACCGAATAGCCTCACATAAGGTCTTAAATTGCAATCTAGTATGGTTCTTCATCATTTCAAGAGCAACTAGATCAACTCCTTCATCGAATTGTCGTAGTCTGGCTCGCATCCACCCCGAAAAGTTATCCATTTTGGAGGCAATCTTGTGGGTATCAGGGCTCAGAGTCACCATTTTGTGCTTCATAAACAGCCGAGGGGCTTGACCTATATATATATATCATGAAAAAAAGGGTCCGAATCTTCGATTCCAGCCAAATAGGGGGGAAAATAGCCATAGTCAAGTGCAATTCGGCGGGAGACAGTGTGTTGTCGAGCGTGTCCTTGACTAAAAGTCTGATGTCGCCTTCGGCTCAAAGGATGGTTCAGCACACTAGTCACATTTATACACCGCTTTTTACTGGAGGGTGACATGGCAACCGCAAAGACTGGATCCTTTTACCTGACTGAAACTATTGAATTACCTGCTGCATCTGCTGCTGGAACCCGTGTTCAAGGAACTATTGACCTTGGCGCATATGTCAACGTCCCAACAGGTCAAGCGATCGCAGTTGAATCCGTTGACTTTGTTTATCAAACCGGAGCCGATTTCGGCACCGATGTG